ACGCCAGATACTGCAAATATTTTGCATGTAGTGATGGAGTCTGTCGGGAGACTTCGTCCAGTTGGTGTTGTGATATCTCACAGTCTTTCTGCCACTCATTAAGAATGGATTCTAAATCAATCATATATAGACCTTTTCATGTAATGTTATTTAGTATAACACTAACTGGTTATAAAGTCAATACAATCTTTCCAGTAATCTTCGTCATGTCCTAGAACATAACTGAGGGTCATTCTGTAACAGTTGGTTTTTGCAGCGTGATACACTACATCACCAGAACCATATGCACCGAAATGCCCGGCCTTTAAATTCCATCCCTTATCATCTTGGATGGTTACGAGTTCTTGCGTCTTAGGGTCAACATACTTAAACCATCCGTCACCGTGTTCAGACCAAGTGAATATCAGATTATATGCTGATGCGTTTGCATTGTTATGCCACCCGATAAAACCTTCGGGTGGATATAGTGAAGACAATGCACTGCGTTCCACTCCCAACTCATTGGTCAGGGCAGTGTTTAGAATATCCCACGTTTTTGAGTATTCTTCGGGGTGAGTACCATTATAATGAGAAGGTTTTATAGCATAGCAAACCGAAGTATGTGCACCACCGTCGTGTTTCTCTCCCATACCGATAATACGGTTCATCTCATCTTCACCAGTATAATGATCCCCCATACCTTTCATTTCAGTGAATAGGCAGTTATTGGTATTTTCTGGTTGGTATAGTTCTCTGTAGGTATACCGGAAGTCCTCAAGAATATTCAGAACATCTGTATTCTTGATAATAAATTTCTTTAAACTCACAATATTTCGAATTCCGTAAATCTGAAGGTAGTGTCGAAGTTGACATAGGTAACATCACCTGTAGTCGAAGTGAGTTCTATAGCACCTAACTGAGTTGGAATACAGTTCTTATATTTTATCTTAGCACATAGGTTGTTATGACTTGTTAAGATTATTAGGGTGATATCGTGATGTATCTTATCAACCTTTCCGTAAACTGAGTCCTCCAACCATTTCTGAACTTCTTTGTATGCAGTTAGGTCTTCATCTAAAATTAGATTTAAGGTCAACTCTCCGTAAGAGATTGTGTCGCCGGGCATAGGTAGACCCTGAATCCTAGGCATAGCGACTTCGACCGCAGAAACGGATGCGCCTGGATGCTGAACTGATTGTGCGAAGAACTCTAGGTTACCATATGACGCACGTTCAATTACCACGCGGAATCCAGTAGGTTGTAGAAAGTTCTTGTTATCTGTTAGACTCATTATATATCCTCTCTAGGGTTCATTCTATTTATACAAATAATAGTGACATCCTTGTCCGGATAACTCATATAAAAAAAGGGAGTCCGAAGACTCCCTTAAAACGACTAGTGAACTAGTTCTATTTTTTATATATCTTATGCAGAAACCATTAGGTTATCAACACGCATGATACGGTAGTACGCGTTAGCACCAACAGTATCTTGAATGTTCTGCTGACCAGCAGAAGTAACGAATGGGTTTACTGCCATTCCGTAACGAGTCTTGAATCCAATCTTAGGTTGGAAAGTAGATTCTGATACTGCCTTAACCATTTGTAATGGCACGTATGGGCAGTAGAAAACACCTGCGTCATAAGCGTTAGTGCCTTTATAACCAACAGTGATGTAATCAACAGTGGCGTATGGGTCGATATAGACTTTGATTCGACCGTTTAGAGTACCAGCAAAAGTGTTACCAGTATCGTCTACAGTAAGACCAGCGCCTACTTGATAATCCAAAGAACCAGAAGCAGCAAGTGCAGTTGCAACATCTGATGAACAGATTACAACATTACCTTTACCACGACGAGTTTCTTTAGCGATTTGGTTTGCTTCACGGTCGATTTGAAGTACTAGACCTTTGAACTTCTCTGCTGACCAACGTCCGTCTGCGTCTGAAGTTAAGTCGAAGATACCGTCTTGAGAAATACCTGCCTGAAGAGCGCCTAGTTTTGCTTGGGTGTTGATTGTACGAATTACTTCGCGGTTGATTTCTGCAAGAATCTCAGTTGACAAGATGTTTGCCAATTCTGTTTCTGCGTCAAGACCGTGTACTGCTTTAAGGTCTTGTGCAAGTTCTAGAGAGTATTCTGCTTTAAGTGCACGTGACTTAGCAACAACAGATTGCTTCTCGATTGAGAAACCCATTTCTTGGAAATCAATTCCAACGCCGTCGCCTAGTGCTTCAGCAGTAGGAAGACCCATTGGTCGACCAGCAATATTTGTTAGACGACCAGTTTGAGCAGCACCGTCAAATGCACTCATACCTGATGAATCACCAGTTTGTGCACCAACACCAGAGAATCCTGAATCAGCTTCGGCAAGACCTAGTGCTTCAGTACCGTCTTGTGCAGTATAACGTGCCTTCATAGCGAAGATAAGACCAGTAGGGCCTGACATTGGCTGAACGCCACATACGTCATATGCCATTAGGTTAGGCATTGCACGACGTACTAGAGAAATCATAACTGGATCCCAGTTAGAAACGCCAGAAGTACTATTAACTGGTGCAGCTTCTGTTAGGAAACCCTGTGAAGCAGCGTGTTCTTCCATCATTGCTTTTTCTTGGTTTTCTAGGATAGCAGCAGTTACTGCTTTACGGTGGTGGTCTGTAATTTTGCCAGCAGAATCTTCGTTAAGAACTGGTGACCATTTTTCGATTAATTGATCAAATGACTTTTGCATTGTTTTATTCCTTATTTCTTAGAGGTTTTTCTTAGAGCAGAGATGTAACCTTCCATCATAGAAGATACTTCGATTTCTTCATCAGCATCGTCTGTGACGACTGATTCTTCGAGTTGCTCAGGGATTTCTTTTGAAAAGTATGATGCTTTAACAGTAGTTACTTTTGAGGTGAATGCTTCTTCACTTTCAAAATCAACTGTTTCAAGCAATCCTTTTAACTTTTCCGCTTGTGTGTCTGCTAGTCCACGAGAAGCTTCAGCGATGATTGAATCACGCTTGTAAGATTCTAGTTCTTCAGCAAGTTGAATCGCGTCACCTGTAGTTGAGTTTAGTTTTTCTTCTAACTCTTCTACTTGTAATGCTAATTCATCAACTAGGTCTACCTTAGACTCTGGAACGTCAATGTAAGACTCTGTAAATACGTCTTTCATTTTCTCCATGAACCCTTCAGCGATTTCGGTACGAAGACCGGAGTGAATCGCTAACTTGTTCTCTTCCATCCAAGATTCAACTACATAGTTTAGGTAAGAATCGACTTTACCGACAAGGTCAGTTTTAATCGAATCGACTTCTTCAGCAAGTTCTTCGGTGTATTGCTCTTCAAGACGTGTAACTTCTTCGGACAACTTAGTTTTAACAGCTGCTTCGAAAATTACTGATGTCTTTTCCTTGAACTCTTCCGATAGAGTTGCTTCGCCTTCGACAATTGCTGCAAGCTCAGACCGAGTATCAGTCTCTTCTGCAATAACGTCTTCTAGGTCAGTACCTTCCATCATTTTAGAATAGGCTGCCGTGAGGTCGCCCTTTTTCATTTTATTTAAGGACTGGTACATCGCATTGATCATACCTGCCTTAGTTTTTGGTAATGAAGCCTTAGAAGTTGCGTTAGCTGCTTTGTCTACAGATGCAATTGACTCTGGCTCAGAAACTTCCTGGCCGTCTGTCGATACACCTTTAGATGCAGGAGCTTGTGCTTCTTCGAGAGTTTCCTCCACGATTTCGTTAATATCAGATTCGTGAAGTTCAGCTTCGACTTGTTTATTAAGATCAGTCATAGATGACTCCTTATAGTTTAGATTTGATTAACGAGAGGAAATTCTTAAACTCACGAATCTGCACTTCTGGACGTTGTGCAACAGTTGCTTGTTTGATTTCAGTCTCTATATCTTCAATGACTTGAGGTTGAAGAATTCCATTATTCCATACCCAGTCTACACCTTCCATAATCCCATTAACGAAAGCTTCAGGTGCACTTGGATCCTGTACAATATCTACAGTATTAAGAATAAAGTCTTCTTTGACGTACATAACGCCATTCTTTTGCTCAAGACTTCCCATACCACGAGTTGACACGCCTAATTGAACACCACCTTCTAAGAGACCTTTTACAATCTTACCCATAGGAGTATCTAATATTTGCGCCCTTCCTACCACATCAAGCCCTTCTAATTTAAGGTCGGTGATGAGGTGTGAAACTTTATCCAAGTTAACAGTAGGGCCTTCAGGATGATTTAACTCACCTACTGCCCTCTTCTTACTAACTTGGTCTTCAACGTACTTATTTACCGCAGACTCCATAATGGCCTTTGGGTAAATACGTCCGTTTCTATTCTTTTTGTCTGCTTGTGCAAATACACCTTCAATAACGTAACTCTTCTCGCCATTATCTTTAGCTTCTACAATGCATTGTACATCGTTCTCTACGTATTCGCTAATCAGTTTCATTTTATTTTCCTAAGTCTTTGAGGACTTGTTTCGCGGTTGATTCCGCTTCTTTCTGTGACTTAAATGTGTCAACAGAATCACCATCAATAGATAGGTGGAATCCCTTGGCAGTTTTTGTGACAACAACAGGATAACCAGACATCTTCTTATTAAAGACGACCTTATCTTTCGCTTCCCGAAAATCTCTGAAATTTTTCACATTAAGTCCTCTTTAGGAGTATTTATACAAAAAAGTATTTATACCGATTCTTATTCGTCTTCTGAGACCGTATCTAGTATAGCATCTACTTCTTCGTCGTCTATTTCCATCTCAACTGGTTCTACACCATTGAAGATATGGTCTGCAACAGAAACCTTTTCTGCATCTAGAGACTGTTGCATCTTGTCCCCTAGGATGTCGTTAAATAATTCTTCTGCACTATTGAAGTTACCACCCTGTAGGGCATTAACTAGGTCTAGTGTTGGGTTTGCTTCTACTGCTAAATCTAAATCACTCATTATCAAATTTCCTCTTCTTCGTCTGCGCTTTGACCATTCTCGGCTTCGACTTGGTTGGACATCTCTTCGATATCTTCATCATTAAACATCATTACGTTTTTCATTACCCACTCACGTGAGAAGTATTCACCGACATAACTAGAAATCTGATCCATAGTCTGTAGACGTTCACGCAGAAGTTCTGCATCTTTCATCTCAGAGAAATGGTTATCTCTACTATAGTCGACTTGAATTTGATTCTTCCAAGACTCCCAATCCTGCTCTGTACATATACCTTTGAGTATAAGTTGCTTCTTGAGAATACCCAAGAACAGGTGAGAGAACTTTGCTCGTAGACGGTCAATGAACTTTTGGAACTTTATTTCGTCTCGATTTATCTCGGTGGTTCTTCCTAGAGAGAATTGAGACTCTTGCTCTAGACGGTTCAAGGGAACATTAAGTGAACGATACAACTTCTTTTGGAAATAAATGATATCGTCAATCTGTCCTAGGTTTTCTCCGCCTGGCAATGTACTTATCTCTGTACCACGTCCGCCTTCTCGACGAGGTAACCAGAAGTCTTCGAGCATAGACATATGTTTGCGGTCATCTTTTACTTCACCACTAGCAGCGTCGTATACAATCTTGTTACGGTACCGAGACATAATGTCTTTAAGATGTTGCTCTGCTTTACCTTTAGGTAAGTTACCCACGTCAATATAGAAGATACGACGTTCAGGTGCACGAGCCATCCGATAGATGACTAGTGAGTCTTCCATCATACGTAATTGATTTACAGGTTTCATTGCCTTCTGTAGATACGATAGTACGCGTTTCTTACTACTATCTAGAAGACCTGAAGTGACATATGAAATAGAATCCGGTGTTAGTTTAATTCCATTGTTTCCACCGGCACCACGATCTTGATAGATATAGAAGTCGTTAGTTTTATCGACAATCTTTGCACCTGTCTTGGTGTCTTTTTTGTATTCCACCTCTTTTACTTTGCGAATCTTAGTTGCATCAACAGGACGTACCTCTAATATCCCCGCTTTCATGTTAGATTCGTTTACTACTAGGTGGTGATAGATTCTTCCGTCAACATACCATGAACGGAAAATATCGTGACCAAACTCTTCGAAGTTCAGCATAGCAACAACGCCATTGAACTCTTCGGTGATGGTTTTTTTAATTTTGTCGTTAGTATCAACCTTATCTAGGTTAATATTGATAGAACCTTTTAATTCGGACGAAACGATTGCTTCGTTGATGATATCTTCGATAGCAGCGTCACACTCTGGGTGTTCTGCCATACCGCGATATTTTTTGATTAACTCTTGGTTATCCTTTGCGCCAGTGCCTTCCATATCGACATACTGACCAAAGTGAGAACCGGCGGCAGAAACATATCCGGCACCATCCTCATCCACTTTAGGGACAATAGAAGGGGTCTTGGATTCGTTTTCTTCTTGCTTTTGAACTCTCTTTAATTCGAATCCAAATGCTTTGAAAAAATTGTTGTCTGCCATAATATCCTCTTAATAATAAATTGGGGGTGGAGAACCACCCCCTTTCATATACTTATAACTATCTTAACTAGTTGTGTTTGATTCCCAGTATTGAACTTGGAACTCAACTGTGAACTCTTCGATAGCGTCATTAGTCTCATAACTTAGGTCAATTGCCGCAACATTTGTTGGGAAACAACCACGGAAGTTATAAGTCTTCAAGACTGAACCATCTTTGTCCAACTGATCCACGATTAGGTCTGCTTGGTAAGCAACAGGATTTGTGATACCAGTATTAGCACTGTGACCATTCATACCGTTCATCCACTTTTCCATGGCGTTACGTGTATTAAAGTCAGTATCATTCAATACCGTTACAGTCCAAGGTTCAAATGTACGGTCGCCCGCAATCTTCAACTGTCGACCACGGAAAGGAACTTCAATTACAGCCATAATAGATGCTGGTAACTGTGCGCCTTTACACATAAATGAAGTTAGTTCTACATCGCCACCGGCGTATGCTGGGAAGTTGACTGTTGCACGGAATAAATTGGGACGTGCACCGCCACCTTTTAGTTTTGCTTTGAAATCGTCTACTCTTAATGACATTCTTATACTCCTTATACTGTGCCGACGACTTCTTCAAACTCAACACCAGTTCTTACAGCTACGAAGTTTAAAGTTACGTAGTTGATTGAACGTGCTGGTTTGATGAAGCAGGATGCGATGAATTCGTTACGGTCAACAACTTCTGCTGTATTGTTTGTATCATCACAAACAACACGGAAGTCAGTAATACCGCGACGACCCTGAATTTCCCGTAGGAATGGTTCTACGATGTTTACGAATTCTGCACGAGTAAACTCATCGTTGAATTCGAACATTACGTTTTCGCCAGCTTGACTGATCGCTCTTTCGATGGTCAAGAATAGACGACGAACGTTGATACGGTCAAATGCAGATGGACGAGCTAGGTGAGTCTTATCACCAAACAACATAACACCTTGGCCAGGCATACTTACAATCGGGTTAACACCCAATTTGTACATTGCATCGCGCTGTGTCTTGCTTGGGTTAAGTACTAGTTCGGTAACACCT